ACATTTCGATGTATAATGAAGTTATCAGTCAATGTATGCACATCTACGGGGATGAATACGAAACAATAACTGGGTATAATCTACAATGTTCTTATATTAATGTCCAAAAAACATTACCAAAACAAGGATATCATTCTTGGCATAGTGAAGATCCTGCTCCGATGACGACTAGAAGAGTTTTGGCAAATATGATGTATCTCAATGATGTTGATGATGGTGGAGAAACAGAATTTCTGTATCAATCTAGAAGAGTTCAACCCAAAAAAGGTAGAGTTGTCATTTGGCCTGCAGGATTCACACATACACATCGAGGCAATCCACCATTGTCAGGTGAGAAATATATTGCCACGGCATGGTATTCAAATATGAATTATTGACAATATGGAGAAAGATAATGAAAATTAAATATGTAGAAGAACCTTTTTTCCATATTGTAGTGGAGAATACATTTTCTGATTTGAATTTAATTTTTAATGAAATGTATCTATTAAAGGATAAATTTTTATCTCCAGAAAGTTCAGGTGGAGCTACATTTGAAGGTGGAGAACACAAAAAGAAAAACAAAGGATTGTTTTTAAATGGATGTAAAGATTATCAATCTTTGAAGACGGTTTCTAACATTAGAGAGGTGATACTAAACATAAATCACTCAAAAGAATGGAAAAATCGTGTCTTCCATCGGATGTTTCAATATACTGGTTGGACAGGTTACTTATTGAGTCATTATGAAAGTGGTGATTATTACAAACCACATTATGATGATGGATTGTTTACATTGGTTACTTTTCTTTTTGACGACTATGAAAATCGTATAGGTGGAGATTTATATTTTCCAGAATATGATTACTTACACAAATGTAAAAATAATCAATCAATTTTGTTTTTCTCTAAGGAAATACATCAAGTGACTACTTTTAAGTCTAAAAATAATAGATATAGTATTAGCACATTCTCAGCTCTGTGGAGAAGAAATTTAGACCCCCCTCACTAAATAACGAAAGTTCAAATCCCTCAAAATTTACTTATAATTAAAATGAAAATTATCAATATTGACGGTGGAATTGGTAGAGTGATTACATCACTTCCAGCACTTCTTAAGTATTACAAAAATAATCCTGAAGAAGAGTGGTATATTTCAATTTCAGGATGGGATTATGTTCCTCTCGGTATTCCAGAACTCCATGAAAGAACTTTCAATCCAGAAACAAAAGGTGTTTGGGAAAATTATTATCTCAAAGCAGACGAAATGGTTAACGCGGAACCATATCGTCTCCCTAATTTTTACAAGGGGAAGATTTCTCTTGCGGAAGCATTTGATGAAATCATCAATGAAACTAATGACCATAGTGACCTAGAGTATGAAACTCTGAGTATTTCAAATTCAGAAAATCGTAAAGGACAAGAGATTATTTACGAGGCATATGAAAAATCAGGGAAAGAACAAACTATTGTTATTAATCCATATGGATCTACTGCACAGATATGTCCTATAGGAGTCTATGATGACTCTTTAAGGTCATTACCTGAAAGTATGTTCATCGAGCTTTCTAAACTCCTCGCAGAGGATTACAACGTCATTTACATGGGGTATCAACATTTACTTCCCCAAGATGATATTGAACATCTATATGTCCCACAACCTGATTTACACATTCGTGATTGGATGGGAGTAATTTCTCAGGTGGATTATCTGGTCGGGTGTGATAGTGTTGGTCAACATATTGCCAGATCAGTAGGAACAAAGGGATGTGTAATTATGGGAGGTACTGACAAAGTAAGCATGTCATATCCAGATTACTTCGGGGTTTTTCAAAAAATTAAACCAGTATATTCTCCTATGAGAGTGTCAATGACACAATCAAATTTTGCAGAAAGATTGAATAAAGATTGTATGAGTTATACTGAGGAGGAAATTTTAGACATTTATGAAAATATAAAAAATGATTTAAAAAATATCATTGATGCAGAAGCACCATACATTTAACATGTATGGTGGACAGTCAAATGCCCGCTAAATACTCAAGACTGAATAAATAGAAAAAAGTACTATCGATAATGGCAATTAATTTTCCCAATAGTCCTAGTATTGGAGATGTATTTACAGATACAACTTCGGGATTTTCATATGAATGGACTGGGACCGTATGGAAAAGTTTTTCTGCGAATACAGTATCAAACATACAAATTCTTGATGATATTAGTAGCAGTTTCAATAATTCGTTAACGACTTTTAATCTGACTGTTGGTAGTTCTGCAGTATCTCCAGCTAGTGCTCAACAAATTGAAGTTATTCTTGGTGGTATTCAACAATCTCCAGGAGTTGATTATACAATTTCTGGGTCAACTGTTGTATTCACGACAGCACCCACAAATGGACTCACATTCTCTGGTAAATTATTAGGAACTGCATTATCGTTAAATACGATTCCTGCAGGAGCTGATGGATCTGGGTTGATTGGTATAAGTAGTGGGTTTATTTCTGCAGTTGGTATCCAATCTGGTGGGACAATAATTGGTACTGGTATTACTCAACTTAACTTTGTTGGTCTCAACAGTGTTTCACAGAGTGCCAGTGGAACTGTAAATATTGATTTTATTCAGACCGAGACGGAACTGTCCGCTGGATCTGGGTCCCAAAGAGTTGTATTGACTGGTCAAACATCTGGTTCAATGACAGCTGCAGCCACAGATGCAGAACTGAATTATCATTCTGGAACAAATACATTATCAGCCACTACCTTCAGTGGAGCACTTGCAGGTGATGCTAGTGGTTCTTCTGGATCATGTACTGGAAACTCTGCAACAGCAACAGTAGCAACAGTTGCTACTAATGCTCAGGGATTAACTGGGACACCAGATATTACGATAAGAAACTTAACAGGTGTTGCGGCAACATTTACCGGTGTTCTCACATATGAAGATGTCACTAATGTAGATTCTGTTGGTGTCATTACAGCTAGAGCTGGTATTAAATTTGGTCTTGCTGGTGTCGGTGGTACAATCACGGCAGACGGACATGCAGAATTTGTTGGGATGTGTACGGCTAATGGTGTAACTTCTGATGGTACAGCACTCTTTAAGGGTGGACTTGCAGAGAAATATGAAAAAGCAGGAACAACTCTTGGAGCACAAACAAATAATCCATTATCAGATGGTAATGTAATTCTATTCGATGGTAATGAATCTGGAAATAAAACAATTAACTTCACTGGTGTTCATTCATCAATAGTAGATGGTCAAACTGTTTCCTTCACTGTCATCATTACACCAAATAACTCTGGTAGAATTACAGCAGTGCAGGTGGATGGACAAACTCCAGCTGGTGGATTGAAATGGGCAGGTGGTTCAGCACCTTCTGCTGGTGCTTCTGGACAAGATGTATATACATTACAAATTCTGAAAACTGGAGAAGGTGTAACAGCTTACACCGTATTCGGTGCTGCTGCCAACTACGCTTGATAGGAGAAACTGATGTTAATAAACCCAACTATTAAAATGAGTCCTCTTCTGGGACTACAAGGTACAGGTGGTGGACTTGGTTATCTTGTTGGTAATTCAGTACCATTTATCGATCCACCAACAATCACATCACCTTCCGGGTCAAGTGAGGTAGATATTAATGGTTTTATTATAAACAGTAGTAATCCTGTTGGAGAAGATTTTGGTACTCATACCCAAACAGATTGGCAAATTGCAGAAGATTCTGGTTTTAGTACGATTTATGAGCAATCACTAGCTGATACCTCTAATTTGCAGAGTTACACAACAACTGCACAATTTGATGGTACTAAAACACTTTATATCCGTTGTAGATATAGATCTGATGAAGGAGTTGAATCGGATTATTCAAGCACTGTACAAGTAACTGGTGTTCAGATGTACTTCTGGAGACTCGATTTCACTATCAATGGCTATAAAGGCGGTGGTGGAACTGGTGGCGGTGATGATGAATCCGGTTCACAGGGCGGCCGTGGTGGTAATGGATCTGGAAGATTTGAAACAGCCGCCAGTACTAAAAATGCACCAGGAACTGCCACATTATCATTCCCTTATGGGTCAGGAGGAAGTGGCAGTGGACAGGGTAGTGGTGGTGCAAGTTCCGCAACTAAAATTGGTTCCACCGTTGTGATGGTTGTTGGTGGAGGTGGAGGTGGAACAGGTGACTCCAACCCACCAGGTGGTGGATCTGGAGGTGGTGCAGGTCTTTCTGGTGGTAATGGTGGAGTCAACAACAGCAACCAGGGATCTGCTGGATCTGGTGGATCTGCAGGTAATTCATCTGCAGGATCTGGTAGTAGTGGTGGATCTGCCGGTGGTGGTGGTGGTAACGGTGGTGGAAATGGATCTGGTCGTGGATCCGGTGGTGGAGGAGGAGGATATAAAGTTGCTAATGGCACAGTAGTTGGGGATTTTACCACTATCAGTATCTCAGGATCTTCAGGAAGCAACAATGGTAATGGAAATGGAACCGTTACCCTTTACAGAAAATATAAGACTGGTAGTTGGGTACAACAACAGTCACACACTAGTAATTCAACAGTAACCATCAGCACCTTAGAAAGTTGATAAACACTAAAAACTTGACTTCCATTGATATATGCATTAAAGTTGCAAGATAACTACTTAGGTGTCTGAGTATGAACCTCCCACCTTTTACAATTGATCAGAATTCTTGTTGGCAAATTATGCCAACTTTTTCAAACCCCATTGCTTCTTGTTTTATTGACTTAGAGATCTGTAAGAAACTCTATGATCTTGCTCCTAATCAAGACTGGATAGAAGATCCTGAAGCGGATGGTTCTCTGGGAGCAACAACAATAAATAAACAATTGTTGAATAGTCAACCAGAAATTGCTGAGTTCATCAAAGAAAAATGTCTCAGTTACATTATCGATGTTCTAAATTATCAAACTGACATTCAGTTCACTAGCTCTTGGTTGACTCGTACATACAAAGGTGGTGAGTGTCTTCGACATTCTCACACAAACTCTTGGTATAGTGGTATCATTTACTTTGGTGAATATGATAAAGACAGTGCTCCTATCTTATTCTATGATCCTCTACATAAAACTATAAATGTAGAACCATTCAATTATAATTACTATAACTCTATATCTTGGAGAATGGAACCCAAGACAAACATGATGCTCATGTTCCCTAGCTATGTACAGCATAAAGTTTTGATACATAAAACTGATGCCCTGCGATATTCCCTGGCATTTAATATCATGCCTAAGGGACTAGTAGGACATGATGATTCTGTATTTGAGTATTAAAAGTAATAGTGATCGTAATCAATTACTTATAGATCATTGAGACAGTTCATAAACCGTCCATAGACCCTCTCGATTCCCTCGGGAGGGTCTTATACTATGCAGGTAGTTCAGAGACTTTACGAGTCCATCCGAGTGGGGCTTGACAGTCTCCTCTATTTCCTATAGACTAGGTTTGTCCTGAATGATAGGAACAGTCTAAGCAACTTTAAAGATCATGAAATCACAGTTCATCACAGTCCAACCAAAATCCAGTAAAGCAAAGAATCGATTTGCAAACTTGATGGATTCTTTACATTCGTGTAAAATAGAACAAGAGGACCAAGAAAAGTGGTTCTTGTCGTCTATTAGTGGTCGGTATCACTTCTGGATGAGTAAAGAAAACGATTCTAACTGGAGCATCATCAAATGACTATGGATTATCAAAAAACTTGGGAAGTGATGAGTGATCTTGAGGCAGCATTCAATAAGATTGTTACCGTAGAGTTCATGGTTGATGAACTGAATGATGCAGTGAGTCAAAATGATACTCAAAGAATCGTAGATGTTAGTCATGCTTTGATGGCATATCTTCCTGTGTATTTGTCTCATTATGAGAAAGCATCACAACGCGCATGGAATAATACTGTGGTGAAAGTTAGTCAAGATGATGTTCCTTATAGAAATGATACAGAGTCAGGAAATGAAGACAATATCGTGTTTAAATATAGTGAACCAGATTTAAATCTTGAATCTCTATGACACTACCAAACGATCGTAAACTTAAAACCGAGGAAATTGAGTCAATTCGGAAAGCGGTCGAAGATGTAGACATCAGATCTATTCATCCTGATAAGATGGAGGAGTGGGCTGAACACCTTGTAAGGAAACTTAAAAAATGAGTATTGAACGCAAACTTGAACAAATTGAAGTCTCCGACATGGAAGATTTTCTTGATGAATGTCAGTCAAAAGCAGATGAACTGAACATTCAATTAGAATATTATCTTGAGGAGTTCATTTGACATCTTTAAATATCACTGATAAACTTAAGGAGTAATTACAGGAGAAGATGAAGTACTTGTACATTGTTGACCATTTCGTTCCCTTTCCACAGTCAGAATATGGTGGTGTTTGGAACATTATCGCCGAGAGTGATGAGCAATGTTTCGATATTGTTGTATCAGAAGACGACGATCTCAACATTGGTTGTTATACCAAGTTACGAGAGAACATAAAGAAGTCTTCTAAATACGCACTGTTGGACGAAGAAACGTCTAAAGTAGTAACGCAATTCGTAACTTGATCTATGTCTAGTCCCCGTCAAAAAGATCCATCCGATCCACTTTATGATGCAAATGATAAGTGGAATGAGTATAAGGTAGATCTACATTGTAATGAGACACACTCACCTGATGAGTGGGATCCAAATACAGAAGGTAAGATTGCTGATCCAAAAAATCGTCATCAGGATAAAGTGTTAGATAAGTTCTGTGATGATCATCCAGGTTCACCAATGTGTAAAGTGTTCGATGACTGAAAATCAATCTCGAGCTCTTGATCTTATGATTGAGAGTGTATATAAAGCAGATTCAAAACTCCGTGGTTGTGCATACAATCAGGAGTGTTTTGACGAACTTATGGGTTGGAGACAACTCATAATTGACACACTATATCATTACAAAGACACCCGTGAAGTTCCTTCTCAAGTATCAGAAGCCAAAGAAAAAAGAGAATCATTGGTCTTCCCAAGAAGCCGTATTTTATGACATTAGGGATGCAATGATGTTTGAAAGACATGTTAAGACAGAGGGTGCAATCAACACAGAGATTCGCCCTCTTTGACATATTCATTGTTATTAGTAAATTATGATTGAACTTCCCTCTGACTTTATTCATGAACCTCCCAACGGATACAGATATGAATCGGTACAATTTAAGACTAATGTTGATGCTATCTGGACTGTATGTAATCATAGGTATCTCTATAATAATGGTGATGAATCTCGTTGTATCTGGGGATTCGTCAAATACAAAAGAACAAAGAGAAATATCACGCACACTTACTATGCCCCCATCAATTCAAAGAAACCAGGTAAAGAAGTAAATATTAATGATACTAGTCCATATACAGCAATGCAACTCAACCTAAATCCATTAGAAAGAGCATTCCTATGAAAGACCTAGACCCATCCTCTGTAGAAATTAACACTCCCTCTAAACAATTTGCTTACGAACAATTGTCTAGAGACATTGAAAAATGTACTGATGTTAAAGTCCTTCAAGATGCACTCCGTTGTTATGTCAAACTCTATTTCAAACAACAAGAAACAATGTCAATCATTGGATTACCAGGCATCAATGGAGACACGTAAGGACCGTATGGCTCATCCATACACACCAAAAGTTAATGATTATGTGAAGTGGATCCGTTCTACTGGTGAGGTTGATGAAGGGTGGATATATTTTGTTGATGAACTCTATATTACTATTGAGACAGGAGTTAAGGATAAACCTAACTGTCAATATACAAAGAATGAAAGACACAAAAAGATTCACACTCTAATAGTATGCCACCATTGGTATTGGCATCAACTTGAATATGTGAAATGTAGAAAAGATTTTGATGACAAATGATTATTGATATTGATTATAAACAGGTAGAGGTTCCTCATGAAGTTATTGAATTTTGTGATTACTTTACCTATGATGCGAAACGTGAAGATTTGAGATATATTGATTGTGTTTATATGAACATGGGTTATTATGGTAATGACCCGAAACACCTTGAAGAGATGCGTAAACAAATTAACCCCATTTTTGAATGAAAGAGTTTGATTATGACCTTGATTACAAATCACTTGACTTCACAGATACAGAAACTCGCAAACTTTATCGCATTGGAAGGGGCGAACAAGGAGTGTTATTGGTACGCCCTTATACTGACGACATTTGTGCTCATTGGAGATTTAAGTCCCCAGATATTGCCGTAAAATCTAGTAACAGGATATATGCAATGTATCTTGATTACAGGGACAATAAAGACTTCATCGGTATGGATATGTGCCGTAAATTTTTGGAGATGGGTTTCACTCGTTCTAGAAGATATGCAAACCATCATAGTGGACAAAAGTATGATTCTTGTGGTAAAATAAAACCACAGGAAAAAGATTGGGATACCTGTGAATATGCAGAGTCTGCTCGTGTCTTCAAAAAAGTGAGAGACCTTGCAACTTATAATGATACATATCAAAAGATGAGAAAAGATTGGAGGTCATCCGAATGAGTACAGTCTTTGTTGTATTGTTTACATTTTCTATTGTCTCAACATTGCACATTACATGGCCAGTTAAGAAAACAAAATGAAAAAAACACTGATTGGATTAGGATTGATTGCATCATTGATTGGTGGACAATCGTTTGCTAAAGGTTTCACTTATGTTCCGAGAAAAACACTAAATGATTTTCAATCGAACCCACTTACTTTCCCTGATGATTACTTTACTAATCATTCAATGGGTTGTCTCCTTGTTGGTGATTGTGAGGATGGTATTGTTGAGGTTAAATCCATTCGTGATGTTGAAACTTATTTTAGTGAAGAGTACAGAAATGGGAAGGAATTTAATCAACTCGTATCAGAACTGAACAAAGCAGGTAGTAAGGTTTACATTGCACCTACAGAATATTTTCCAGTAGGACATCGTGGTGTATATCATACAGTCAGTAATAATTTCTATCTGAATGATGAACATGTAAAGAGAGAACATGTTTTGATGAGTGTATTGAGACATGAAGGTTGGCATGCAGCTCAAGATTGTATGGCAGGGACTATTAATAATTCATTGATCGCACTTATCCTACCTGAAGAAGATGTACCTGAAATTTGGCAGGAGATGGTGAAAAAAACTTATCCGCAATCAGCATGGCCTTGGGAAAAAGAAGCATCATGGGCTGGTAAAACTGAAGGCATGACATTGAAGGCTCTTGAGGCATGTAATACTGGTGCAATGTGGGAAATTTATTCACCTACACCCTTGACTGAAGAGTATCTTATCAAGGAAGGATATATTAAATGAGGAATGTGAAAATCATTGATGATGCCATTTCAAAAGGATATCGAGACTGGATAGAGATGGTCATGACAGCAACTGACTTTCCTTGGTATTTTAATGGTAAAGGTATTACAAAACAAACTGACCCAAATGATTTAACTACTGGATTTTTTCACCACATACTCAAAGATGGAGTCAGTAGCAATCATTTTCCTATGTTGGTGCCTTTATTATTTGAGAATGCTGATGTAAAAGATTTGTATCGCATTCGCGCTGGTATGTTTGTCAAAAATCAAAACGAACAAAGTCATGTAAAACACATCGATGATGAAAACAAACACACAGTTATGCTTTACTATGTGACTGATAGTGATGGTCCGACACAAATTTATAAGGGTAAAGAGAGATTAGATGTAGAACCTAAAAAGGGACGAGCGGTTATCTTTCCTGGTGAATATTATCACAACTCGTCAACACCTAAAAACCACTCTAAAAGAATTGTAGTCAACTATAATTTTACATAAATCACTGACACAATTCACATGAGTAAGAAGAAGAAAAGTGTATGGAGAATATGGGCACTTGCTCTTGGTAGAAAGGAGGGACGAAGTGATTATGAAGCAGACAGAATTGCAATTATCCGAACTCTAATCATGTTTCAGTTGATTGTTACTAACTTCTTCATCATTGCTGGTAATGTTAAAAACTTGTGGTTTGACACCATACCTGTGACAGTTCAACAAGAGTACACTAAATCTTGACTTTGGTTGCTATATACTCTATAATTACAAGGTAATCAATCAGGGGACTGACTCATGCCTTCTTTCGCTTACGCTCAAAGGACCAAGTATCGTATCACGTTGGAGTTGGATGTTCTTGATGATTTTCAACCTCATAACATTGACTGGGAAAAAGTTCTTGATGTGCAAGGCACTGAGAATGTGACTGCATATGTTGAGGATCTCTCAACCCCTGATCGGTGGTAATTAAAGTTACTCACCTCCAAATTGCCTCATCATTGTAATCAACTCACATCATGGTCAACAACTCAGCAGTTCTTCGTTCTCTTACTGACATGAAGAAGGTCTATAAAGATCAAAACTTCACGTTCACTAAAGATCAACAAGAAAGGTATGATGTTCTATTAGAACTTCGTCGTAATCGTGTTGTTTCATTCTATAAAGATAGTCGAGTTTGGGTTGGTCCTAGTGAAGCAGGTAAAATAAAAGAAGAAGGAAAAGATTGATATACATGGGGGGTCATACATTTGGTAAGAGGTTCCGACAAACTGGTCCCACCCTCTATTTTTGATATTAAAATGAATGATTTTATTTTTGTCCATATCCCAAAAACGGGAGGAACTTCCATTTTAAGTAAGATTGATCAAAGATCATGGATAAAATATGCACCCTTCGGTCATGATCCTTTATTTGTTTTGGAAAAAAATAATAATTTATCCGATGTGTTTTCTTTCTGTGTAGTCAGAAATCCATATAGGAGAATTTTTAGTTACTTTAATCATTTTAAAAAAATGAATGATATAGATTGTTCTTTTAATGATTTTTTATATTTTATCAAATCAAATCAACATTTTGATAAAACTCCCATGATTGTATATCCACAGTCTTTTTATGTGTATAACAATCAAGGTGAAATAGGGATTGACAAGATCTATAGATATGAACAATTTGAAGAAATAGAAATAGACTTTAAAGTTAAGTTTGAAAAACTAAATGTAGGAAATTACACTAAAGAAGATTACCAATTAGTGTATGAAAATCAAGAGAATGTTGATCTAGTAAAAGAATTATTTTACGTTGATTTTGTAAATTTTCAATATAGTCAAGATGAAAATTATCTATAAATAATATGACAAGAACCTGAAAAGAGAGATGGCAATCATTCTCAAGAAAACTTCAAAATTAGCAGGTGTTCCTGTTTATTATACTGGAGGTAATCATTGGTCTGATGATATGTCAGAAGCACTAGAAATGACATCATCTGAAGCAGATACCCTGATGGTCAATACTGATGGTAAGAATGGTGGATGGACTGGTACTATTAAGGAGTCAACATGAAGTCATTTACACAGTTTATGACCGAAGCATCGATTCCAGATGAATTGGCAGGTGGTGCATCAATAAGACAATCAGGTGAAGGCGGTAGAGTATATCGTAAGAGAAAGAAGTCTGAAGCAGAGACACGCCGAGTTAAGGCAATCGGTGGTGGTAAGACTGCACCTGTGGCATATAAAGATCGTAAAGATGTTGGTAGTCAACGTAAACGTTCTGAAGTAGAACAACAACCAACAAAAGCTTTAGATGACAAACAGGTCAGACAATCTTATGCCGATAAAGTTAAGGCAGAGAGAAAGAAAGCAGCACAGGCTCGTATTGCAACAAGAAAGAGTGGTGGTGAGGTTAAGAAAACCACTACATCTTCAAGGGATGCGAGTAAAGAAGCATCTAAACTTTTGACAAGGAAAACAACACCCAATAAAGTGTCCCCTAATTATACCCCAACGAAAGCATCAGGTAAAACTAGATCAGAACGTGACAAGGTTAAGAATCAGGCAAATACAATGTTGAAAGGTATAATGAAGGACCAAGAAACTGCGAAGTATAAGAAAGAAACTGGTCAGAATCCTGACTCTAAGGGTAAGACAAAGATTTTAGGAAGAGTTAATAAGAGGATGAGTACATGAAGACATTCAAACAATTTAATGAGAATGTTTTAGACCAAAAAAGATTGGACTTGCAAAAGGATGCAGTTCAACAGAGAATGCAACAGAAGAAAGATAAGAAAAGAGGAGATTTAGAGAATAAGATTGATAAATTAGAGAGAGATTTGCCTAATCAAACTGCAGATTTGGTTATTGATAAACTAAAACGTAGTTAAAGTTACTCACCTCTAAAGTGCCCCATAGGTGTAAGACACTTTAAACCACTATGATTAACTACCTTGTCAAATGTCCCTCTGATCCTTATGAGAACACCAGTTGCCCCGGTGATCTTGATAGAGCATGGGATATATGTTTCAATCTCTCTGAAGAGTATGGATACGCAGAGGTTGGATACTATAATGTCAAAGGACATTATCAACTCTTAGGTGATTACACAAACGGTAAGTGATTATGTGGGAAGAAATTCAAGACTCACCTGGTGAGATCTACGACATGGAAGATTTCTACAAACAGTTAAAAGAACTCCGTGAAATCATGGACGAATGTGTAAAACTTGAGGAGGAACAATCATGATCACTATTCACAAGTATGAACTGGAAATCCTCTTAGAAGGTATTGAAGACACGATGAAAGTTTTGTCTGGTGTTGATTACACAGTGGACAAATATGATCCT